CGGGAGTCATGGCACACGGGCTTGATGGCCGGGCACATTTGGTTGATTACGGCTACAACCATTCGTTGCAAGAAATCTGGGACACTCAAATTCGCAATCCATTCATCCACGCTGACGGCGGCAATCCAATGCTTCCACATGCGGCGGCTGTAGACTCAGGATGGGACACAAAAAAGACGTACGACTTTTGCAATGATCACGCCGGCCTTCTTGCAATCAAAGGCTCATCGACTGATCTTGCTGGGCTGCCGTATCGTCTTGCAGAGATTGAAAGAGGCGACAATGCAGGTCAGCAACTGCTAATGGTCAACACTGACTTCTGGGAAACCGATCTTCAGGCCCGACTTGATGAGAGACTACCAGAAGAACCTGAATCATTATCGCTGTGCACTGGTTCGGAAAATGATACTGACCTGCTTGAACAGCTTTGCAACGGCACGATCGCGGACAAAATGGACTCGCGCGGCAATGCAAAGTTGATGTGGGTCAAGAAACACGAAAACGAGCCGAACGATTTACGTGACGTAATTCGGTACGGGCTTGCTCTGGCTCAGGCGTATGTGTCGGAGAATGGAGGCTTTCCGCCTCGGTCTGGGATTTACACACAGGGGAAAACCATTGTTAACCAAGGAACGCAGCGGCCGGACGGAAGGAACTGGAATGAGTAAACAGAGACCAGAAAAACCAGTTCAAAAAATTGCTGAAACGCCAGTCGAAAAGCCGCAACTGCGAACCATTGAAGAGTATCGCCATTGCCCGATTTGCTGGACTGGAAACGGCGGTTACGGCACGGCGTATTCAACGCATGGCCGGACGCGGTACTACAAGTGCGACAAATGCACAAAGGGCGATCGCGGCCCGTGCGGTCACACCTGGACAGTCGAAGTGAAGCTTGAGGTGATCAAGGTTGAGCATCGGATTGTCAGACTGGACGGTGAGCGATAATTCTTTTGCCACACTAGCAACACTGGTAAGGACATTTGTCATTGAATCTCGCAAACTGCGAGCATGACAACTGCCTCCGATCTTCTCGACGCGACTAACGCCGCAATCTTGAAGGCTTTGACCTCACAAGAGTATCAGGGTCCGGGCGGTCGTCGGCAAAGAATGGCGGATTTGGCTCAGCTTCGACAGACTCGAAAAGAGTTAATGGACGAAGTTGCAATGGGTTCAACAGGTTCAATGTGCTCTCTTCTGTCACTCGGAGAGCCAAGCCTATGAACCTGATTGATTCTATCGTCGGCATCTTTTCGCCAGCGGCTCAGCTTCGCCGCATGGAAGCACGGGCCACAATTCAGCAGGTCAATAAACTTTTAGGCACTGCAAAAGGTCCGTACGCAGCCGCAAACCTGAATCGGCTCAACGCACTTCGCGGAGTTGTCCAAAAAGAAAACGAAGTTGCTGGAAGCCGAATCGAATTTCTACGCGCTCAGTCGTGGGATCTGTACCGAGACAATCCAAGCTGCCGAAAAATCGTCCGATCCTTGGAAGCCAAGGTGATCGGCAAGGGGATGCACCCTGAATCGCTGGCAATGTTCGCGGATGGCACTCCAAATGTGCCTTTTCGTGAGCGTGCAATGCAGTTGTGGGAGCAGTTGCAGAGCGGATTCGATGCTCGTGGACTGCCCGGAAAAGGCGGCTTGACGATGGGATGCCAGCAAAGATTGGCATTCCGGTCAACGATTTTGTCAGGCGATACGCTTTATAGGATGAAGCCGATAAGTCAGGCTGAACAATTACGCCGAAACCTGCCGATTGCGGTGGTCCTGCAGTTGGTCGATACGTGCAGACTTGCCAGTGAATCAGAAATCTTGCGAACCACACTGCCGGAAGGGCATCGGTTGTTTCGCGGAATTGAATTTAACGCAAACGAGGAGCGGGTTGCGTATTGGGTCAAGAATAACCTGGTTTCTGATGCAGCCGCAGCTCCAGCTACAGCGACGCGAGTACCAATCGACAAGATTGGGCATCTATATCTTGAAGAAGACATCGACGAAGTTCGCGGAGTACCGTGGTTCGCGTCTGCAATTCTTCGTGCGAGACGCACAGAAGACCTCGAATACAACGTGCTTACCGCCTCAGCGATGGCATCGTGTATGGTCGCAGCCTACAGCAAGCCGACCGGGGCCAATAAGCTCGGGCTAAATCAGGGAACTGAATACAACTCAAACTCCGCTGACGGTTCTGATCTGACCGACAGCGACGGCAACACGATCAATAAAATTCAGCCGGGAATGGTGATCAACAAAGGGAAAGACGGATCGTTCGAGTTGCTTTCGCCTAATCAGCCAAACATGAACCCGGAAGCGTTCGTGCAGCATCTTCAGCGAGGCACGGCGGCAGCTTTGCCAGGCACGAAAGCCAGCACTGTCACCGGCGACTACCGCAACAGTTCATTCAGTTCGGAGCGATCAGCAGACAACGATTGCTGGCCTGAGATTCAGATTGTGCAGGAGTGGTTCGCGTCGCATTATTGCCAGCCAATTTGGGAAACAATTCTTCGCACCGCAGTCTTTGAAGGCTACTTCGATGGCATCGTGTCGGCTGAAGAGTTCCAGTCTAATCCGGAAATGTTTTCATCGGCAAACTGGCAAGGCCCCGTCGCTCTTTCCATCAATCCGAAGGATGACGTTAGAGCAGCCAGCGAACGAATTCACGCTGGGCTTTCTTCGCTTCAAATGGAATGCGCCAAGATCAACGTGAACTGGCGAGACGTGCTAAACGATGTCGCTGAGCTTTACGAAGTAGCGGAGGCCAAGGGCATCCCGACAGAAGTCATCAATAACATCATGGGCATCGACGCTCAGGATCAAATGGCCGTTCAGCAAATGGCGGCTTCGAGCGAAGAGCAATCGCCAGAAGATGCGGTTGAAGACGATTTACTGGAGGAAGTTCTCGATGCGTAAACGCAGCCAGAGAGACCAGGCTACGGCCGACACAAACTATCGATCTTTAATCGTACGAGCCGCAACGTTCAACGAAGAGGGCCGAAGTGTCGAGGCCGTTATCAGCACCGAGCAGCCGGTGGATATGCCCGACTGGGGCCGGCAAGCGATGGTTCCGGAAGTTCTGTTGCCATCCGGGGCAGAGTTTCCATCGAATCGACAGGTTCCGTTTCTTGATTCACACCAACGCCGATCCGTCAAAGATCAGCTGGGCTCAGCTCGTGAAATCAAAGTCAACGGGAACGAGATCACGGCGACGCTGGTATTTCGTAAAAGTAAAGAATCTGACGACGCACTTGGCGGCGTTCGGGACGGGCATATCACCGATGTTTCAGTTGGATATGACGTTCTCAAACGCCAGTACATTGAAGCCGGGGCGAAAAAGACAATCGGAAATCGGACCTATGAAGGGCCGGTCAATGTTGTGACGAAGTGGCGGCTCCGGGAAGTCTCGTTGACTCCGATCGGGGCAGATGATCAGGCAAAGTTGCGTGGGCTGGACCCCGCAAAGGTCCGTTTCAAGTCCTCAGAAGAACAGGAAGATTTCACAATGAACGCAGAACTCCGCGCTTTGCTGCTGTCAAAAGGCATGTCAGCAGATCTCACCGACGAACAAGCTCAGCGATGGTTAATCGACAACGCCGCTAAGCTTGGCGAAGTCAAGAAAGAGGAAAAGAAAGAAGAACGCAGCCAGCAGACTCAGACGCTGCCAACTGCTGCAGATCTTGCCAAGTTGGTCGCTGATGCAACCCGTCAAGCGATCGCCGATCAGGCTGCAACTCGCAAGGCCTTTGAGGTCGATGTGCGTGAACTTTGCGAACTGTCCGACATGCCCGGCGAAGTCGACGCTTGTCGAGGACTGGAAGACATTGCGGCCGTGCGAAAACACATCAAAGACGCAAAGGCCAAGCAGACAGAAAACATCGGCTACGGCGTGACTGTTCGCCACGTTTCCAGCGGTACGGAGCGACTTGAGGTCGATCTTCGATCAGCATTGACTCTGACCGCTTGCCGATCCGCTTTGAATGGTGACGAAGCCAAGCTCGAAAAGTATTACCCAGCGGCACAGCGAAGCAAAGCGGCCGACACCTTCCGTCATGCGACACTGTTCGACATGGCCACGGAATATGTCCGCTCACGCGGCGTTCAGACGCTCGGCTTGACTCGTGACCAGATTGCAATCTGTGCGATGTTCGGACCTGAAAAGGCTGGCATCCGTGCTGCTGCAGGCGGTGCGGCCTATCATGGGACAGGTTCATTCAGCAATCTGACTCTGGACGCAGTCAACAAGTCCATGATGATCGGGTATCAGGAAGTCCCTGCCACATGGCGCGGGCCAATGAAGCAGGGCCAGTCGGCAACCGACTTTAAAAACATCCACCGGATGCAGTTGGGAGCCATTCCAAACCTGCCAGTCTGGAATGATTCAGTTCGTCCGGACATGGCGAGCATGGCAGACGGCAAAGCGACCTATGCGGTCGAGTGCCGATCGATTGGGATTGACTTCGGCTACAAGCTGATTGTCAACGATGACATGTCAGCTTTGACATCAACTCCAATGAAGTTGGGTGATGCGGCAGCACGAACTGTCAACACGGTTGCATGGGCACAGGTCACGAGCAACCCAACGATGCGAGACGCTCAGGCGCTGTTTCTTGAGACGCCAGCCGGGCTCCGATTCCGAAAGAATCTGACAACCGGAACTGGGGCTCCAAGTTCAACAACACTCGGAACGCTGAAAGCACTGATGCGGCTGATGCGAGGCGAGAACACGCCAGAGGGCACAGAGTCAGCGGACATCCTGAACCTGACTCCGGCTTACCTCGTTGTCCCAGCATCACTGGAAACGACGGCAGAAGTGCTGGTGAATTCCATTTACGATCCGGGTTCAACCGGAGCCGGAACATTCAACCCAACACGGTCGCTGAAGCTGGTCGTTGAGCCGCTTCTGGACGCTGCCTCAACCGTCGCTTGGTATCTGTTCGCAGAACCAACGCGAGTTGAAACAGTCGAGGTCACATTCCTGGCAGGACAGGAAACGCCACAGGTTCGCGAAGTTCGAGACGAGCACACCTTGGCCAGCACTTATTACGTGCTGCAGTCAGTGGCTGCCAAGGCTCTCGACCATCGCGGGATTCAAAAGCATAAGGGCGAGGCGTAATCGACCACGTTCTGAGTTAGCCAAGAGCCAGCCCTTCCCAGGGCTGGCTTGCGGCAGTGTTACTGTTCGGGAATGTTTCCCGCGAATAGCTCAGTCCCCGAGAGGGGCGAACAATCTCGAAAGGTGAATAGCGATGATCAATCGTGGAACAGTCGAATGGCCAGTTGTCGGCGGAGAACATTTCACACGGGCTCAGGCATTTACGACGACGCCAGGCCAGAACGGTTGGACGGCGGTTTTGACCGGAACGACTCCAACGGCTTTGTGCGTTACTGCTGACGGCGGTGCAGCCAAGCTGACTTTGACAAGCACCAGCGAATCTCAACTTGCTGTCCTGTATCACAACGACGTGCTGGCGTTCGACGTTCGCACGCTGAAGTACATCGAATTCGTGGCACTGGTTGCCGGTGTCGACTCTGTGACCACAATCGTGATGGGACTTGCATCAGCTCACAATGCAACTTTTGACAGCATCGCGACCAACGCTTGGTTCAGAATGCAGGGATCAGCATCAACCACCGCGGTGGTTGTTGAAACGGATGACGCAACGGTCGACAACGACGACAAGGCAACCGGCCAAACATTGGCGGCAGTCTACAAGACCTTCAAAATCGATTTCGAAAAAGGTCTTTCCGACGTTCGATTTTTCATCGAAGGCGAGCGAGTTGCAGAAGCCACGACGTTCGACATGTCGGCACTCGGGGCTGGTCTGAACGTTCAGCCTTACATCGCAGTTGCCAAGGCATCAGGAACAGGCGTTCCGTCGATCACAGTTGCTACTGTCCGGCCAATCTTTAACTTCGCCTATGGTGCGTAATGTCCTTGAAAACCCTGATAATTTCCGACGTCGCTGATGTGTTTCTGCAAGTCGATGACTTTGCCGAAACATGCCAGCGTTTTGTTGGAGGTGATGCAGGCAACATCAAGACCATCATCGGCATCCCCGGCGACGACATGCCAGCAATCGACGACGTTCGCGGGCGCGGTTACACGCATTTGCGAACGTTCGACATTGCCGAAACGTCGACGCTCACGGAAGCCGATGCGGTCCAGATCGGGGCGTTTCGATACGAAGTTGTTCATGTGTCTGACCCAATGCAGGGAATGAAAACGGCAAAGCTCGCACGAACTCAGCAGGAAGTCAAAGGCGGGCGAGTGTTCCGCACTGGTGATCTGTAATGGCTGCTCTTGATGTTGGCACCGCACTCACGAGCCTGCGAACAATGCTTTCAGCACTGCCCGCATGGCAAACGATTTGCGGCGTATCAACATCGGCAGAAGCAGCGAAGAAAATTCATTACGGGGCCGTTGAGCTTGATTCGGACGAACCAACATCAAGCTCAAATCCCTGCATCGTGTTGGATATCACAAGCCTGGCGACGACGTGGAAAGCGACAAGGCTTCACGGAACGGCGGTCTTTGAGATCCGGTTCTATTTGGAAATGCCGGACGCAGAGAAAGCGACTTACGGAACGCAGTACATTTGGATCTGGCAGAAGTTTTCAGCATTGCTTGACGCGATCAATACGACACTGATCCGCGATGGTGGCGAGATGGTCAAGACCGTCGACATTCCGCTGATGCCTGGGAGATTGGATCCGGACAACAACGGCGGCGGGAGTGAGTGGAACTTCGTGTTGTCGCTCGGGGTTGATTTCATATGACGATTAACATCGTTACGGAGATCCAGCGGGCACAGCTACTTCCGCGAGTTCACAACAGAATCATGCGGCAATTAAATCGCGAGAACATGGAACGCCATGTTGCGAATCGATTGCCGAAGCACTTTAAGATGGTGGCCTACTCCGAATACGGAGCCCGGCGACGATCGGCCAAGTGGGAAAAAACAAAGGCGAGACTGTACCGGACGAAGAATCTTCCGAACGTTGCCAGCGGAAAGATGAAGGAGTCCATCAGGACGAAGATCACGGCGACACCAGACGGAGCAA